AAAATAACTAAAAACTTAAATTCCCCCAAAAAATAGAGGATAAAAAACCAACTAAGAATAGAAATCAAAGGTGATTAGATATGGATAAAGAATTAACAAGTTTATACGAATCAATAAACAAAGCATACCAAACAACAACAAATGCACCTAATATAATGCAGATAGAACCAGACCCAGAAATCCATTCAAAGACAGTGGAAGAAACCAGCTTTTTATCATTCCTTAGAATGAAAGGAAGAGAATCTGCTGTAGATAAAAGTAGAGTATCATTCCTTGAAGAAACACCAACCAATGAAGCTGCAACAATTGCTGAAACTGGTGACATTCCTGACTATGCTGTAACTGCATACACTGAACATGTAGAAACAATGAGAACAATCGCTACTGGATTTAAAGTGTCATTTATGGCACAGATGGGTACAAGTGCACGTGACATACTCCAAACAGAAATCAGTAGAGGTTACACATTAGTAAATAACAAAGTAGACTACTTACTCCTTAATGGTGATTCATCCACGAATGCATTAGAGTTTGATAGTATCTGGGGCGGTAGTGATGTAAACACTGATGACTTAAACGGTGATGCATTAACTGAAGATAACATAGATGACATACTAGGTGAAATCAAAAACCAAGGCGGTTCTCCAGACGTAATCGTAACCGATTCATTTGTAGCTAAACAATTAAAGAAAATTGCTGCACCATACAGACGTTACAATGACAAAGTCGACGTAGGACTCGGATTTAAAGTAATAACCTACGAATCACTCAATGGTAGAGAACTCACCATCCTCGTAGATGAAAACATGCCAACAGACGGCACAGGAGCAAACGAAACTCACGCAATGCTCGCACTTGATTCATCTTCAATCAGCATAAAAACACTCTTACCACCTAGTTTATTCGATTTATCCAGTGCAAACCTCGCATATAACAAAGCAGTAGCAACCTTTACAGTAGCACATAACAATGCTGAATGGAAAAACGGTGCAATCACTGGAATCGGTGCACCATCAGAATAAGTACTGGGTATTGCTAGCGTTGAAATTCTAATAGGAGTGGATAATAGTGTATAATGTAACAAATGAAGATATAAGCAGTTTAAGGTCACTCCTAGCATCAAATGGGATGAATCCAGATAATTATACTAGTGAACAATTAACTGGTATGATCCAACAAGCAGTAACATTAATCGGTGATGAATATGTCCAGGGATATAATGAAGTAGACTATGACTATGACTATCACGGCAGCATCTACCTAACAGCATTATATCCTATAATCACTGATGATGTAACAGTAACACTGGATGATGTGGATGTGACAAATAAAATACAATCCATAACCAACGATGGAGTAATAAAATTCTCTGAAGATCTACATGGACTACTAAAGATAACATATACCAACGGCGTAGATACCAATGTAATCAAACAGTATGTATTGCTTGCATCCATGAACTTACTCAAATCCACCACTGGTGGTATAATATCCAGTATCAATGAAGGTGATGTAAGCATCAGCTATGATACCTCTTCAATCACCGCTACCAGCCTGGATGGAATCATAACCACAGTACATAATATGTTCGGGGCAAGGGTGAGTATGATATGATATTTTTTCCAAACATGACTATGACAAGATACACCTATACAGATAATGGTACTGGAGTCTATGGGGAAACTATCAAGTCATACAGCCAGGCAGGACAAATAACAGTAGACTTCCAAAATGAGGGCAATGCTGAACTAGCAAAGCAGTATGGAGTCGAACGAAAAAACCTATACAAAATCTACATGGATATACATGAAACACTAATGGATGAAGATGTACTGGTAGACACTGATGGTAACCAATACCAGGTAATAGGTGAAATACAGGAATATAATCATTTTCACATGTATAAACTTGCACACCTAGTGCATTGCAGGGGTGATAAGCTATGCCAGTAGATGTACAGGTAAGTGAATCATTATACAGCAAACTGGATAGTAAAAAACTACAAACCGCTATAAGAAAAGCAGTAAAAGACACCACCATACAACTGGAGGGTGAATGTAAGGATTACAGTCCAGTCGACACTGGAAACCTAAAACGAAGCCATAGCTATGATGTTAAAGAAGAAGGCACAGTAACACGTGCACAAGTCAAAAACAGTACTAACTATTGGCCTTATGTAGAGTATGGTACAAGTAGAATGCCACCAGGTGGTTATATCCAACGGGCAGTTGAAGTTGTGGATCCAGCTGATGCAATCCAAAGATTATTCGGAGAATATTACCAGCCAGGAGGCAAGTAAGCTATGAATGAGTTAGAAGCATACCTGGTAGAGTTACTCCAGGGTAATATTGTATGTGATGATGTGCCTGTCCAGGTAGTTAAACATTACAGTCAAGCACCACAGCGTCCTGTCATAACACTTGATCTATCTAATGGTGTTAATGCACAGCATGTATACAATAATCCCGCAGTAGGTGAAAAATACATGGAATATCATGCAAGTGTTAATGTGAATGTATGGTGCGATACCGAACAGCAGCGACAATACTTAACCAATAGGATACTGGAATTATTCTATAATGAAGGAATTAACCATTACATGTACTGCAGCAATTATAATAAGGATAATAATCAGTGCAGTTTTTTAGGTGAACGGTGTCCTGCATCTAATACTCCAGCTCCACGTCGTAATAGATGTCCGCATCCAGATACTTATGGGTATGAATCATTACAGTATAAGCATGGAATTATCCAGGGTACACTTAATATGAATCCACCATTTGAATTGGATGAGTTAGGTGAGCATCCACCACTGTTACGGTCGATACTTCAATGTGAGTGTCAGTACAGTATTGTTGTTAGTGATGGATATAATCCAGTAGAGGATGTGCAAATAGAATACCCATTATTATGGGATGATAACCAGGATGACACATTACCAGAGGAACAGGATGATACAAATGAACCATGAAAAAGACTACATGGATTTAATCCCATTATGGTGTAAAGATTTACCAGTCAAACGAAGATACAAACTTAAAACATTAAAGAAAAAACTAGGAGGTAAAAAACAGTATGTCATACAGTAAATTACCAGGTGTTTATTTTAGTGAAACAATAGGAACTATAGCTACTGAATTAGCTGAAGCTCCACTGTTTATTATTCAAACAAGCACCGCAATAGCATCAATAGATGAACAAATAATAAAAACAAATCTTGCTGCATTAACTGAAGTAGCAACAGATAAAGGATTAACAAAAACACTGCAAATAATAGAACAAACACTTACAGAGGCCAGACTCTTAAACAGTGAGTTCTACGTGTACAGTGTAAAAACAGACACTGCAGCTAATTTCTCTAAAATCATAGAGGACAGCAGCCACTTAACCGATATTAAAACAGTATTCTACATAGAAGAAACTAAAAGTGCAAGTGGAAACACTATAAACAGTAAACTAGGAGCATTAAAAGCTGGAGCCGATGCATGTGCAGTAAACGGTGTAAACCGTGTAATCTATGCAATACCATACGGTACAGTAATGGATGCAATAGACAATGCAAGCAGTGGAACAGATGAAAGCAACTGCATAACCAGTCTTACCACTATAGTAAATGGAATAAACAGTGGCCGTGTAGCAGTCATACTACCAGATTACAGTGGTGCAATTGCTGGACGTGTACTGGATGCCGACTACAATGAAGAAATAGGATACCCAGAAATAAACACTGCAATAGATTCCATGGCATTCAATTTCACATATAGTCAGATGGTAACATTACAGAATCTGGGTATATTGTTTATACGTGCTGAACAGATTAGAGGTACATTTATCTACAGGGTAAACCTTGGAGTAAGCACAGCATTCGCTGGTAATGGAGCTGACGGATTACTCTTAAGTCGTCGTGTATGTGATGAAGTATTAAATCAGGTAAAATTTGAATGCGACGACTTCGTTAAAGCTTCTACTGACGTCGAGGGTGGACTTGTAACACTTCAAACCGATATTGATAATGTATTGGAAAGATTTATTGCTGCAGGTGAAATATTTGAGGATGAAAGTCAATTAGTGGTAAGTGAAGGATCTGATGTATATACCTTTAAACTATCTGGAAAAATCAAACCTATCAAATCCACAATTGCTATAAATGTAGAAACTACCTTAGCATAAAACGAATAAATACGGAGTAGATAAATATGGCAGTAAAACAAACAGTAGGAACTGAAAGAAGATACGAACAAGAGGCAATACGACTTAACGGTGAATACATCCTCTGTGAAAAAGTAAAAGTCACCGAGAAACAAGATAAAAGTGAGTTTACAGCATCACAAAAAACCGAGCCATACGCAGTAGCATTCGGTAAAAAAACATACGAGGTCCAATTAACAGGTGTAGACCCAGAAAAAAAACCATTCTTTAATATGTTAGAAAAAGAACAGGAATCATTCAAAGGAATGCTAGCAGGACTTCCAAACATGCAAACTTATGACTACAATCCTAAGACTGGAGCGTTGAGATTAGATTATAACTTGATAGGTGTAGCTATTGAAGAAGTAAGTAAAGAAAATGCACAGCCATTTGATGTGAAATTAAGTGCATTAAAACGTAAGTATGAAAGCTAAATATTTTTTTGTCCTGGAGTAAACTAGGAAAATAGTAAGATATAACCCTTTTTATATCTTACATAACCCCCTCCTCACTTCACCTCCCCTATTAAGTTATCTTTTAAAGATTCATTTAATTATTATTATTTTTTTTGATGAGTTTATATCTAAAATTTACACGGAGTGATTAAATATGGAAGATGATAACATACCAAAATTTGAGAATAATGCAGTAGACGACGGTGGACTAGAAGGTGCAAAAGAGTTACTAAGTAAAACCACCTGGAAAACCGAAGCCGAACAAATACCAATAGAAGATATAACCGATACACATGAACAAGCAGTAGTAATCAAATGCATAAACCAAAAAACACTAACCAGTGAAGAAATAGAAACACTACAAGCAGTACTATCACGCTACAGGCCAGCAATACAAAAATACAAGCCAGCCGAATCACTGGAAAATTATGATAACAACATAGAATATGTACAAAATGAAAAAGAATTCCTACGATTACTAGATGAAGAGGATACACTACAAACACTAACAATGTACTATCCACTATCAAGTGGTAAAGAAGCCCGACTGGAATTAACAGTCAAACCAGTAACCAATGCACAGGCAGTAATGGAAGTTAGTGAGAACATGGACATATTCGCAGATCATACACCAGAAGAAATAAAAGCATATGCTGATTACACACAAGGCAAAGCACAAACCAGTGAAGAAATAGCAATAGCAACAAAACTACAACAAGAAATAATGCAAAAAAATGCAATGACAACAATGAGAGATAGTGCAATAGAATTCCTATCACTACAAACAACATTCAGTGGATGTGACAGCAGCTACGAGGACATGAAAACAATTTACACTAAAATGCATATAGGTTATTTATTCCTGTTATTCGCACGTGTACGAGATATGACACACTTGAATGATGTGGATGCTAATCAAATTTTTCGTGAATCTGATTAATGGTTATCCTATGAGGGTGTACGTTGAAGTCAGTAAGAATCATGGGTACACTATAGGTGAGGTAATCAGGGGAAAATTTACACCAGAAATAAAATTATTGTTAATGTATTATAATAACCAGTTCATACTGGAAAAAAGAGAATATGAAAAAATGAAAGAAGAAAATGAAGAAAATGGGGGGTTAAAGTATGGCTAATGCCGTAAGTGACATTATAATAAACATAACTGCTCAAGCTGGACAAGCAGTTCAAGAATTAAACAATGTAAAAGCAACGGTTCAAAATACT